CTTGAGCGTATTGAAAGTGGAACCAAGGTTGATCCACAAACATACCTTGACAATTTGAAGGCTGCTGATGAAAAAGAAGTCAAAGCAGATGTTGAGAAAATTAAGAAAAATCCACAGGTTGAAGCATTAAACAAATTAATGGGTGGAAGGAGTTCTGGAACGGCAACTGTTGAAGGTGTTGGATCATTCACGAGAAGGCGAACCAGAGGCGCTCGACAAAGTACATTTTACAAAGATGAAAAAGGTAAAACTCTAAGTAAAGAAGAGTTTATGAGTAGGTTGAGAGCTGCTCAGGCAGATCCTTCTAGTGCGTTAAATAAAGCATCAACAGAAGTTTCCTCTGCAGATAGAGCAGCAGCAAATGGTGGATCAGAAACACCACAGATAGTACCAGTCTCAACAGATAGTGCATCAAAATCATCAACACCATCAGCGCCTGATCCTGGACCATCGTCTGGTGATGTTCTTCCATCAACTCTCAGAGCAGTTCAAGTAGCAACCGCAGGCGGGTAATATAATGGCACAGTTTCAATCGACTACAGATTTCACTCTGAAGAGTGTTAAGATCTACCCACTGGGTAGTGATAAAGCTAAAGTAATTACAAATCTTGTCAATACAGTAACTTATGTGGAGAGTATTCTATCTCCTAGTATTGCTGCTACAATGGAGGTTGTTGATAGTGCTGGATTACTACAAAAATTGCCAATACAAGGAACAGAGGTTGTAGAAGTTTCTGTAATTACTAACCAGTCAGAAGAACCATTTGATTATAGGTTTAGAGTATGGAAAATTGCTAATAGATTTGCAAAAAATCAGCAGCAAGCATATACGATTGGATTAGTTTCTGAAGAAATGCTCAATAATGAAGCAGTCAGAATTACAAAACCAGTAGAAGGAAAACCAGATGAAGTTGCTACAAAACTACTAGCAGAATCTATTGGAAGTGCAAAGACAGTATTTTCTGAACCTGCATTGCGTAAGGTCAAGTTTATGGCTGTCCGTCAAAGACCATTTGATATTATTACTAAAGTGGGCAGAAAGGGAATTTCTACAAAAGCAGGTGGTTCTGTTGATTCTTCTTCTTCAGGGACTAAAACTGAGGGAAATGAGGAGGATGCGTTACAAGCAAAAGGTAGTGCTGGATTTTTCTTCTGGGAAAGTAGGAGAGGATATAATTTCTTCTCTGTTGACAGTATGTGCTCTGAAAAAGATGGTGATCTTAGAGCAAAAGAGTATGATGTAGCAACTTGGGGTCCATATGTAGAAAAGGTATTAAACCAAACTGACAGTGCAGATGATAGATTTACTATTGCATCCTCTGATTTTATATCTGATCTAGACATCATGACATCTCTAAGGATGGGTAAGTATTCTTCTAGAGTTATCTTCTTTAACCACAGCACTGGAGAATATACAGAATATACCTATAAACTGAAAGATAGTTATGATAGAATGGCACATCTAGGAGGTCAAACAGAACTTCCAGATCTTCCTGGTGGTGTAGCATTAGACAAAACACCAACCAGAGTTATATCTACTCTCATTGATCATGAAACTTGGCATAATGACCCAGAACCAGGATCACATGAGCAACAGGATCAAGGCACAGGCAAAACTAAGTCTAGCGAGTATGCTGATTTTAACAAAGATTTTCTAGTACAATCTATAGCAAGGTACGAAACACTAAGAAATCAATCATGTGTTCTAGTTGTGCCAGGAAATGCTCAAATTTGTGCAGGAGATCAAATTGACATTAGACTAAGAAACAAGGTCCCAGGTGAGGAAGCAAAATCCGAAAATTGGGATAACGAAAGCAGCGGTGTTTATCTTATCGAAGAAGTAACACATCAATATGATAGAGTAAGTGGTACAAATGGACAGTTTTACACTACACTCAGATTGATGCGTGACACTTATGGTATGAAAGACAAACCGTCAGCACACAGTTCTAAATAACTACGGAGGTAATTACCTATGGAAAACATCGAAGAGCATATCAAGAAGGACAAAGAGATCCTTCAAGATCCAACTACTAATCCACAAATGCGTCGTCATATTGAAGGCGAACTGCATGACTTGGAAGAGTATGTTGAGCATCATAAGAAAGATATTGAGGCAGGAGATCATCATGATCCCACATACCTAGAACTTTACTGTGATCAAAATCCATCAGAACCAGAGTGCCTAGTTTATGAGGACTAATTGAATGGATCAGTTACTGTCACAGTTGATCCCTTCGCAACGCATCGGAAACGATGGGTTCATTTGGTGGATCGGACAAATTGAAGGAACCGCTGCTGATGAAGCAAATAACAAAGGCGGTTACCGTTACAAGGTGAGGATTATCGGGGATCATCCTAGAAGTAAGGATTTACTCGATACTCCTCAGTTACCTTGGGCAAATGTTTTAATGCCAGTAACTGCTCCGTTTATGCCAGGTAATATTGGCGGTGGTCACCCACAACTCGTTAAGGGTTGCTGGGTGATGGGATTCTACATGGATGTAGAAAAACAAAAACCCATTATTATGGGTTCTATTGGACAAACGCCAGGTGCAACGTCTGTACTAGAACAAAAGGGACCAGATACTCAACCACTTACATCTGGTGCAGAAAGTGGAGACCTAGCACCAAATCCTGCAACAGATGGTGATCCAACAAAAGATGACCAGCAGAAGACCACAGGTGCTCTACCTGATGGAACTAAGAGAGGTGATGGTGAACAGAGAGTAGATTTAGGAACTAAGAAATTAGCAGCACTCAAGCAAGAAGAGTGGTGTCAAGAAGTAGCAGAGAAGTGTAAGGATGTTGATCTAAAAACTCAGATGAATAGTATCCTTGGCACTATGCTGAAGGATATTCAAAAACAATAACGGTAACATCGGAACATTCTATGTTAACAAATACACTGGTGGACTGAATAGTGCAATCAGTGATGCTAGAAGTTATATCAATAAAGCAACATCAGTAGTTACAGAATTTCTAGCAAAAGTAAAGGGTTGGATTAAAAAGAAAATACAGGCAGGCGTTGAAGACTTAATTAAAGCAGTTCTTGCTCCAGAACCTACAGGTAATGTCTTAACACCAGTAACTGAGTTTTTCAACAACTTGCTTAAAGATCTTGGGTGCAAGATGGAAGATCTTGGTCAGCGTCTTATTGAATGGTTGACCAATGTGTTGATGAGTTATGTTGAGCAGATCTATCGTTCAGTTGTTTGTCAAGTAGATGAACTTGTTAATGGTATCATCTCAAAGATCAATCAACTATTGACTGAACTACTTGATAGTGTTCTAGGTCCTCTTCAAGATATCCTAGGAGCAATTGCTGTACCACTCAATATTATTGGTGGAGCAATCAATTATATCATGCAACTCTTGGGTTTTTCTTGTTCTGGTCCAGACCAAACTTGTTCTAAGTACAAACTTCATTGTACAACAGGCGAGAAGAAAGAAGATGAGGATGATAAAGACTTCCTAGATAATCTTCTTGAGGATATTGATAACTTGTTTGGTGATACTCCAGCAGACTACACTCAGTATGTTTGTGATGAGGCATATACTGGAAGACCATTATCAACAACCAGCATTGGATTTACTGGTGGTGTTCCTGCCCCTGGCGGTAGTGGTGGAGACCCAACTAAGAAACCAATCATAACTTATAACATCCAAGATATTGAGGTGAAGGAAGGATCTATTGCTAGGTTCAATGTAATTAGATCTGGATATCTAGATGAAGCATCTTCTGTCAAGTACAAAACTCTTAAGAACCAAGGATCTGCGACAGAAGGAGAAGACTATGTAGGTGTTGATGGTATTCTAGGATTTGCACCAAATGAGACTACAAAATACATTGATGTACAGACCATTGCTGATATTGTAGATGAACCAGACCAAGATTTCTTCATGTATCTTAGGAAGAACTCTCCTACTTCTGGTGCGGTATCTACAGTATTCAAAAAGAATGTTGGTAAGTGTACAATCACAGAACAAAATGTCAAAGAACCTGGAGATCCATCCACACCACCTATTGCAAATCCATTAGATCCAATCGGACCAGAAGATCCATTGTCAATTCTTCCAACATTCCCTGGATCTGGAGAAGACCTTACAGATACAACAGATACAACACCAACATTTGATGTTTCTGCAAACAGGATTGCCTGCCCTGAAGGTGACTTTATCATCTATACTATTACGACTTCAAATGTTGTTAATGGCACAATTGTATACTACACGTTGTCTGGTAATGACATTACAAGTCAAGACATTATTGGTGGATCACTGAATGGTCAAGCAGTTATCAATAACAATCTAGCAAAAGTAACTGTTGGTATCAATGAAGATGGTGTTGTTGAAGATCCAGAGACATTGAGATTTACTCTTAATGGTAAGGGTAAATTTGTAGATGTTATCATTACCACTGCTGATGATCAGTCTATAGAAGACTATGATGAAGGTGTGGGTGATGGTTTAGAGACTGTATTCTCCCCATTTGAACCACCATCTATTGATCCTACTAAGATCATTACAGATGAAAATGGTGGTATCATTGAAATTCCTGTAGATAAACCAGGAGATCCATGGGCAGAACCACCATATGTCTTTGTTGGTGGTGAAGGTGTTGGTGCAGCAGCAACAGCATTACTAGATGAGAATGGTTTCCTAACAGAAATTCGTGTCAAGAGACCAGGGTATGGTTATAAGAAGAACCTAGCATCTGATCTAGATGTTCGTTGTATCATTGATAGTTTTACTATCTTGAGACCTGGCATTGGATACACTGAAGTTCCTAGAATGTATGTTGATGGAGAACTTGGTGTTGCTGAAGCAGTAATCAATAGCGATGGATTTGTAATTGGTGCTAGAATACTTGATAGAACTAGAACTTTTGATAGGTTCCCTGCTATAGATATTGTTGGTGGTAACGGTTATGGTGCTAAACTACTACCTTCTCTAGCATGTCTAGACACTGACGCACTATCCACTATTGGTGCTACTAAGATTGGCACTGGTCAATATATCGATTGCCCATAATGACAAAGCAATATCCTGCACAGGAATATCCTAGTAATATCTTTAAGCAAACAACGCCTGACGAAGAACAGGCGCTGACAGATCAACCTAGGTTTCAAACATGGTACAAAGGATGGTTGACCAGATCTGAAATCTATGAGAGAAAGTTGCCTGATGGACTAACCTCTGCATTGAGGATTGATGGTCCTGGAGACAGTGCATTCTCTCTAGATGATAAAGGTAACGTTCGTATCTTGACAGGCAAGAGAGACCCAGAGAAGGGTGCTGGAAGTGGTATCCTAGGTATCAAAACTTGGGGACAGCAGCAATTACATAATGAGAGATCCAATCTTCAGTATGCAGCAGGATCAGATGATGAAGGTCAGGCACTGAATGTTCTATGTTATGGAGACTATGTTGAAAACTCCAAAGGTGGAACGAGATACATCTATGCTACAAAGATTATTCTTAGTGCAACTTCTGAACTTGTTTTAGAAGGTGGTTCTATCAAGTTGCAATCAGAAAGTGA